TCCTTGTCCCATGGCGGGTGTCAGGGTCTGCGGGGCGAGGTCGCCCGTTTGCATGGCGGCGTCGATCGTGCCGTCTATGGTATCTTGTATTTGCTCCGGTGTCATGCCTGCCTGCATGATACCGATACGCTTGGTTTCGGCGTCGTACGCCTTGACCTGCGCTTCGAACTGCTTGGTGCGCATCTCCTGCGCCTCGATCGACTGCTCGACGTTCTTGAGCGCCCCCTGCATCTGCTGGAGCATCCCGCCCATCTCCTCGATCTGCTTCTCGGCAGCTTGCAGCTCGGGCGACTTGTCGTCGTCGGCCAGGATCTTCGGGTCAATCGTCTTGCGCAGCCGCTCGGACATCTCCTGCGCTCCCGGCCAGTCCATGTTCTTGACGAACAGGTCGCCGGCCACCTGCCACAGCGCCGGGTTGCCTTGCAGCACCTGGCTCATGCTCTCGGCAGCTTCCTGCCGCTTGGTGGCGTAGGCAGGCCCGGTCACGGCCACGACGTCATACTTGCCGATGCTCGGGTTGTAGATTTTCTCGATGACGTTGCCTTGCTCGTCCTCAAGTTTGCGCACCGGCTCGGGCTGCATCGGGTCGATGCGGGCCATGCTGACCTCGCCGTCCATGCCGATGATGCGCGCGATGCGCGCCGTGTCGTAGATCTTGGGGATCAGGTCGATGCACTGCCGTGTGACGTGCCGGATCGCGCGGGCGAGGTTGTCGATGTAGTGGTAGGTGCCGGTGTCGCCCTGCTTCTCACGCGCGAGGATAGCCTTGCCCGACCGCTCGTTGGACGTGGCCCCCAGGCTGCTGTCGTATTGCCCCGTGGTCGACTTGATGTCGTCCGACGCCCCCATCTTGGCCTGAATAAGCCCTGTCTGCGCCAGCGGAGGTGGCGCGCGCTGCGGCAACGGCAGCGGGTTGCCGAGCGCGTCGGTCGCGTCGGCGTTGACCTCCAGATACGGCCAGTTGTTGACGTTCGCCGTCTTCCACTGGCTCTCATAGCCCTCAAACTGCCCGCCGTAGCCGATAAACGGGGCCTTGGGGGCCAGCGCCAGCATCTCGGCTTCCTGGCTGGTCCAGTAGTTATACATCCGCTGCGCGTCCTTGGCGTTGCGGATAAGGCCGGAGATGTGCAGTTCGCCGTCGATCTCGAACTCGTTGCCGACGACGCGGATCACAGGGATCCACTTGCCCGGCCAGTCCTGCTCTTGCAGCACCTCGAACCCGTTGGTCTTGATCCACTTGATCGTCTTGCGGTCGACCGTGCGGGTGCGCGTCGGCTTGCCGAACAGCAGCCGGGCGACCTTGTCCTCGCGGCTGCCGTCCATGGCCGTCAGGCCGTCAGGGTAGAGGTTGAGCGTGCCCGGCTCGTGCTTGACGTAGAAATACTCGGCGATGCGCACCGTGTCCTGACTGAGCCACTGGCTTAGGCTCGGGTCGCCGACGCCCTGCTCCTGGATCGACCGCACCGAGGCGTCCGGAAACTGGCGCTCGTACTCGTCCTTCGTAACGTCCTGCGTGATAAAGCACCACTGGGCGTCCGCGCCCGTGGGGTCCTGGATCATCGGGTCCATGTAGACGCTGAACGAGTTGCGGATGCGCCCGATGCGGATGTCCTGATCGAAGGTGTTGTCGTCGCAATACTCGGTCAGCAGCCGGATGTAGCCCTCGCCGTATGTGACCTGATTGTCACAGGCTGTGTCATAGGCGACATCAGCGTCCGACGCATACTCGATGTGGCGCACCATGCCGTTGAAAATCTCGGCCACCTCGATGTCGGCGTTGTCGTCCGACGGGATGACCTTGCCGGTGGGCCGGTTCTGGCGCTGGTCGTTGGTGACCTGTCTGACGTGCTGCGGCAGCTTGTTGATCGTCAGGCACGGACGCGAGTTGATCGACATGCCCTGACTTGAACCTCTGGATGAGAGGACGTCACTTGGCCACTGATAGGAATTGTCAGATGACCCGGCCATGAACCGCAGGTCGTCCAGTTCTGCCGCTCGGCTATCCCCATAGGCTGCAACAGCAACATTCATGCGAGACCGCATAATGGACAGCATGTCGTGTTTTGCGTCTTTGCGGTCAGCCATTGTGCCGGTTGCCTTTGCGCATGTTTTCGCTCCCGGTAATAACTTGCAGGTTCCACGGAACGTGCAGTCCCGAGACGTTTTCGCCTAAAAGCGGCACAATATGGTCGACGTGCCAACACACGCCGGTAGCAACGGTCTTTTCAGTCGCTTCTGCGTAGATCGCTTTGATAGCAGACAAATGTGCGTCCGTCAGCCACGCAGGCGTCCGCTGGAGCTTTATGGCGCGGCGTTCGGCAGCCTTGGCACGTCTATGCGCTGGGTTGCGCAGTTTCCATGCGCGGGAAATGCTCAGGTATTTCTCGGGGTTCGCGGCCTGCCAGCTATCGTTCAGGGCCTTGACCTTGTCGGGGTTGGTTTTGCGCCAAGCCGCAACGCCGGCGCGAACTTTCTCTGGGTTTCGTGCGTAATAGGCCCGCACATTGGCCCGGTGCTTGGCTTTGTTCGCCTCGTTCCACGCCAGTGCGGCCTCGGTTGCGCAGGTGACGCACTTCTTGCTCACGGCGTAGCGACCGCAGACGTGGCCCTTTTTGCAAGGGACGCCGACATCATACAGTTCTACGGGTGCCTTGGCCATTAACTCGACATCCATGAGGATTGCGTCGGAGCGTAGTGCCTTTGCGGCGTTTTGTCGACACGCGCGGTGGACGCCACGGGGAAGGCGAAGGTAACACAGATCGCGTCGGCGGCGTCGGGGCTTTGCAGCCCTCGCGCGCGCATGTCCTTCTTGCTCTCCAGGAACATCGTCCCCCGGCTGTCCGGCTTCACCAGCGGCGAGATCAGGTCGCTCTTGAGCAGCCGATCGGCAGGGATGCTGGCCGTCTTGAGCCAGTCGCGCATTGCGCCCCACATCTCGGCCCGCTTGTTCCCCCACATCAGCGGCTGCCGGGAGCGTTGCCCAAAGTTGACGCCCCGCACCTGCTTGTAGCGTTGCTCCTTGAGCCGGTCGACCACGCCGCCGCCCACGCCGCCCTCGTCGACCACCACCAGCGCGGGGTTGTGCTCCTCGATCGCCTCGATGACCCGGCCCACCACCTCCATGGTGTCCGCGCCCCGGTGCCGCTTGATGCTCAGGATGTCGCGTCCCTTGCGCACGGCGATGACGGTGGCGTCCGACCCGAACCGCGCCGGGTCCACACCGATGATGATAGGTGCCGTCGGATCCTTCTGTGGCGTGCGCTCCATGGCGTCGTCGACCAGACTGCTGGAGATGAACTGGTCGTCGCTCTCGTTGGGGAAGACCCCGTAGACCTCGACGTGCGCCTGGGGGCTGTCAGCCCCGTATTCGTCGATGATGCGCTCGTAGACCTTTTGGTCGGTGCCCTCGACGGTACGTGCGTCCACGATCGTGGTCGACCAGAACGCGCGTCTTGCATGGAAGGCTTCATAGAAGTAGCCGGTGTTGCGGCGCGGGTTGGAAAACGCGAACCAGAAGCGGTCCGGCGTGTTTTCCGTGAAGAAGCCGTCCGTGACCGACCAGATCGCGTCGGGGATGCCGCTGGCCTCGTCGAAGATGACCATGACGCCGTCGTAGTTGTGCGTGCCGGCGTAGGCGTCGGGGTTCTCAGCCGACCAGAGCTGCGCATGCGCCGCCCAGAGGCGGGTGTCGCGGTTCAGATCCTGCTCGACCAGTTGGGTGAGCCACTTCGCCATCGTAATCCGGGTGGCTGAAACTTCAAACCAATGGGAGTTTAGCCCCATCGCCACCCATTTGCTGATCTCGCTCCATGTTTTCGTCGTCAACTGCGCTTCTGTGTTGGCCGACACTATGACCGTCGAACCAATACGAGTGGTCAGCATCCAGCACACCAGCCAGCTTACCAACGCCGATTTGCCGATGCCGCGCCCGCTGCTGACGACTTTACGGAACATATCGTAGTCAATTTTGCCGTCGTTTTGGTCGATATGGCTTGCAAGTTGCAGGAGAAGTTCGCGCTGCCATTTGCGTGGGCCAGAAAAGCCCGCCAACGGCGTGCCAGGCTGGCCCCACGGATAAGCGAGGAGCACAAATGCGTAGGGGTTATTCCTGATTTCCTTCGACCACAGCCGGGACATGAGCGATGTCTCGTCCCCTGCGGTGTATTTCGGAGTTTTCATCAGGGTTGCTGAACAAGCGACGTTGGTGCGTCCCCGGCTTCCGCAGTCATATCACGATATGTTCCCTCTATCACGCGCTGATTGGCCATCTCCAGCGCCTTGAGGACGCTGATCTTGTCGTCCACGGTCACGTCCAGTTGCTGCTTGGCGACCCAGTCGTGCCGGTGCTTGAGCAGGTCCAGCGCCACCTTGGGGTCTTTGCCGTGGGTGGCGGCGTCGTAGAGCACTTCGGCCAGCGCCGCCTCGCCGTCTGCCGCGCCCTTCTCCTGCGCCAGCTCGACCAGCGGGTCCATCTGTGCCAGCCGCCGGAAGTCGGAGGGCTTCATGCCTGCGGCGTAGGCGATGCGGTCGCCCTTAAGACCTTTGCGTGCCGCCTCGTAGACGGCGGTCAGCCGCTGCTCGGTGGCCTGGAGCGTGAGCGGCTCGTGGGTGAGGGACAGGAAGCTCATCAGAAGGTCTGTTCGCGGTGGCAGGTCCAGCAGCAGATGCCGCTTGGTGAGACGTAGAACATAAACCGGGTGTCTTTGTCGTCACAATGGTTGCAGGCCCATGCGTCGGAGCCAAGCGCCGGGCCGACAATATCGTTTGTCGTTGGTTGCGTAGGTGTGCGGGTCGGGAACGGGATTACGTCGCTCATGGCGGGAGGATAAGCCAGATTTTTAAAAAATCAAAAAATGTTCGTGGGGGGTCCCTAACGCATTTGCCTTTCGCTCGGCCCTCCCCCTCCCCCCTCGCGCGCGCCGGCGCGTTGGTATCGACCTAGCATCCTACGTCTGCGAGCGTAGCAGCGTCTAGCCTAGCAGCGCGAGCTGCTAGCGTTGTGCCATATAGGCTAGCAGCGAGGGGCGCATACGTTGTGACCTGTTGGCTAGGCAATGACATTGCCTAGAATGTTTCGGAGTGATGCGTCAAGGCGCTTGACACTATGGCGAATGTGCTATCTAAGACAGGGCAAGGCACTAACGCCTAAGAGGGAATGACGATGCAAGTAGCTACACACTACGGACCCGCCACGGTTTCCACCGTTCGCCATATCAACGGACGCGGCTTCATGGTCACCGCCGCGCTTTCCTTCGCCCGTCACGAAAAGTGGTTTCGGTTTCGCCCTACGCCAGCGGAGGCCGCGACGGTAGCTGCTAACCTTGTCGCGCTGATAGACGCCTAAAACCGCCGCCAGGGGGTGCGGGACGCGTTCGAGCACCCCTAAGCGGTCCACATACCAAACAGGCGCGGGATGCGCCCATACGAGAGGGAAACACATGGCATACCTATTCAGCGTTGGCGACCGCGTGGCGGTTGAGAGTTACGGGCGCGTCCGTTTCGGTCGCGTCGTCGGAGTTGGCGAGCGAGCTGGCGTGCCGATCGTCCTGTTTGACAATGACGGGCTTAAGCCGCGCAAATACCCTTGCTTGAGCGCCAAGCCGGCGGAGGCGGGCCAATGAGCGCGCAAACCGTAACCGCCGAATATCTGGAAGGCATCCGCGAAGGGCGCGCGACATTCCGCGAGCACGGGATATCCGTCGCGGCGGATGCGCTCGACACGCTCGCCGAACTTTGCCGCCGCTTTGATGCGTCATCGCCAGTCGGCCAACTGTATCGCGGCGAGCGCGACTTTTGGAAAGCCAAAATCCGTAACGCCTAACCCTGGCGCAAACCCCCAAAAACAGACGCCGCGCGAAGCAATTTGCGCGGCGTTTTTCGACGCTTTTTCGGGGCCGAAATAGTCATATTGTCATATTGTCATGGGGAAAAAACTTGACTTAGCTCCGTCGTGACACCCCCCCATACCCTATTATTAGAAGTTTAGTAGAACTTGATTGAGAATGACAATTTGACAATGAAAGCCCCCCAAACCGCCGCCGCGCAGGCATTTGCGCGATTGTCACGCACCCCGAAAACCCATACCTAAATGACTACCCAGAAAACCTAACTTTAGAACAGACGGCGAACGATCTCCGCCACAATCCCGCCATATTGTCATCCACGCCCTTTTCCCCATGACAATGTCAGCACACGGACGAAAAACGATGCCAAACGATGCCGCCCTGATCCGCGCCGCGCGCGCCGCGATCGCCACCCGCGCGAGGGAGCGCGCCAAGGCCAAAGGCGAGGCCAAAACCGCCAAGCCTGACGACAGCTCCGAGATCCCCGCCGCGCGCGTCTCGCGCGCCCTGGCCCGCAAGCGCGCCGACGCCTATGCGGCGTTCATCGTGGCGACCGCGAAGGCGGCGACCGCCGCGCGACGCAAGGGGGATTGACACCCCTAGCAATCCTGCTAACGTCACCGCTCTAACCAATCACACACAAAGGCTCACACAATGACCGACATCATCACCACAGACGACATCCTTGACGTCCGCGACATCATCGCGCGCGTTGAGGATCTTGAATCCTGTCCTAATGAAGAGGAGGTCGCCGAGCTGGCCACGCTCACGGCCCTGCTGGACGAACTCAACGGCGCGGGCGGCGACGAACAGTGGCGCGGCGACTGGTATCCGGTGACGCTGATCCGTGACGACTATTTCCGCACCTATGCGCAAGAACTGGCGGAGGATTGCGGCATGATCGACGCCAACGCCGCATGGCCCGCACGATGCATCGACTGGACACAGGCCGCGCGCGAGCTGCGTATGGACTACACGTCCGTCACCTACGCCGGCGTCACCTACTGGACACGCTGACACGCCCTCTTTCCCGCCATGCCTCGAGCGTGGCGGGCTTGCCGGACGGCTATCCCGCCCGACCACCACAAAGGACACCACCCCGATGAAACTGATCCTCGACACTCTCGAACGCGCGCGGCTCGCGGCCTCGCCAGCGGAGGCCGACGCCCTCCGCGTCGCGCTGATAGACTTGGAAGCCCTAGCCGATGCCTTGGCCCGCAACGGGCAAGAGCTTGGCGACGCGGCGTCGGCCATGGACGACCTGAAAACCCTCCGCGATCACGTCGCGGCGCAACCGTTCGAGACGACGGACATGGACGACGGGACGACCACGGTTGAAAGCTC